AAACAGTATGGCTATACAGTTCATTCTGTAATTGTAGAAAATAGACATGGAGGAGTTAATATTCATAATTGCCCACCAGAAACAATAGATAGAATGGAAGCAAGATTTGAAATCAAATTAAAATAACTTATGGAAAATAAAACATGGGAAGAAATAAACGAAGAGTATAGTAAAGATGAGTATCCAGCATTTGGTGGACCATTTACTCATGCAATGACTTTTATAGAATGGTTAAAACTTAATTATGAAGTTCCAGTGGAGAAAAATAAAATAATTCAAAAAGAAATAGAAGATAAAGATATTAGTTTAGAAGCTTATTGTCAATTTGGGCATAATGATCTTAGTAGATCTTTATTTATACAGGGAGCTAAATGGTATAAAGAACAACTTAAAAAATAACAAATGCTTCCTATAGAAAAAGCAAAAGAAATATATAATCAATGTTATTTATTATTGCTTGAAAAAGGTGAGGATTTTGGCCAAGAAATATTAGTTAGTATATTAGCTAAAGAATTCTCATTAATAGTAATAAATGAAATGATTAAAACTTCACAAGAAGCTATGCTATTTAAACAATCAAAAAGAAATTGGTTACAACAAGTTAAAATAGAAATTGAAAATTTATGAATAAAGGATTATTTATACATTTAATAGTTATTGTATTATACATACTATCAGTTATGTATATATTTCAAGAAAATACCCCAACAAAGTTTGAAAGAGCTGTTATAGTTATTTTTTTATTAATTAGTCAGCTTTTTACATTCTTTGCTTTAACAGATAGTGATAGTTATAAAAAAAAAATTATAATTTATGCAAACATCAATAGAATGGATAGAAGAACAAATTATTAAGTTTCATAAATGGAAACTAAATCCAATACATGATGAAAATTGTTTTGATGAAATAGAACTTGATAAAGCTATTAAAAAAGCCAAAGAAATTCACAAACAAGAAATAATTAATGCAGCTATGTGGATGCCTGAACCTTACCAATACATGGAATTTTTACCAGAGTTAGGTAAAAATTATTACAATAAAACATTTAAATAAAACCTATGGAAAATGTAAACTCAGTGGCTTATGTCACTAAAATCACAGAGATCTTACCTATAGAAGGAGCAGATAAAATAGAACAAGTCTTTGCAGGTGGTTGGTCTTGTGTAGCACAAAAAGACAAACACAAGGTTGGAGATTTTGTAATAGTAGCAACTACAGATGCTGTTATTCCAGAAGATTTAGCAGAAGAGTTACAAGTGACATCTTATTTACGTAAAGGAAATCGTGTACGTACAGTAAAACTAAAAGGAGTTTATAGTGAGTGTCTTATTATTCCTGTAAGTTTTGCTAAAAAATTTAGTTTTGATAAAATCTTTGAAGGAAAAGATATGATGGGTGATATGGGTATTTATAAATACGAACCACCTATTAAACAAATAACTTTAGGTGGAGGACGTAAAATACGTTATCAGGACAATCCTAACTTTCATGTTTATTATAAGTTTCCTAATATCAAGAATGTTCCTGAAATGTTTACAGAAGATAACATTGTAGAAGTTACACGTAAAATTCACGGTACTAATGCTCGTTATGGAATAGTAAAAAAGAAAAAACTTTCTTTAATAGACAGGATTAAATTATTCTTTGGTAACCCTTGGATAGAGTATGAATTTGTTTATGGCTCCCACAATGTTGAAAAAGGTTCTGATAGTCAGGGATATTATTCTACGGATGTATGGAAAGAAATAGCAGAAAAATATAATATCAAAGAAAGACTTTGGGAATATGTTAAAAGTTTTGATTTTCATCCAGAACTCTTAGGTAATGGTGTTATACTATATGGAGAAATCTATGGAAAGGGAATACAAAAAGGATATGAATATGGTCTTGATGAAATATTATTTAATGGTTTTGATGTAAAAGTTAATGATCAATACCTCTCTACAGAAGAGGCATTTAATGTTATAACATCAGATCTTACATTAGAATATGTTCCTATACTTTATGTAGGATATTGGAATGATAAGTTATCAAATAGATTTGTCAAAGATAATTTTATTGATAAATCTAAAGTTCCACATGAAGGAATAGTGATTAAACATATTACAGGAGAAAGAAATAAAATTGCAAAAATTATTAACCCATCCTATTTAATTTATTCAGAAAAGAATAATATAGGAGATTCACATTAATCAAATGATATGGAACATACCTTTTATAAAGATGATTCAGGCTGGTTTATTGACCTACCAGATTTTATTAACAATGGTCTAGGAACTAAAGCTAACTTAGCTATGGTTTTAGGAGCAGATACATTCTTAGATAAACTATCTAATAATGGAAATAAAATAGTTTTAAAACTTTCAACTTCAGAATTTGAAAATCATGATGGAGTTTTAAACTTTTTAGATTTTGATTGTCCAGAAAATGAATTACATTCAGTGGGACATCCTATACAAGTGGGAGCTTATTATAATGATTTAGAAACAAACCATCAAATATGGTTATGCCCAGTTACTAAATATGTTTTTAATGGAGAATATCCTGAAAATATTTTTTACAAAAAAATCAATTAAAATGGAAGAATTAGAATTAAGACTACAAAAAGCAGAAGAAAAAGCATTAGAATTAGAGAAAAAAGTTAAAGACATGTATCATTTTATAGAAATGACAGATGCTTTAACTTATGATCCAAAGACATCCCAAAGAATTAGAATTTACTTAAAAGAAGAAGGAGTATGGAAATAGAAGAATTAATAACTAAATACCCAAAAATTTTCCAGGATTATGAAGGTAATCCTGGAAAATGTAATTGGACGAGCTTACCAAAAGGTTGGATAAAAAATGTAGACATTCTTTGTGGATCTATTCAAAGTTATATAGATTTTACAAAAAGATATAACAAAGAAACAGACAAATGGGAAAACCCACCACAGGTGACATGCACCCAAATGAAAGAAAAGTTTGGTGGTCTTCGTTTTTATTTTGATGGTGGAGACAAACAAATAGAAGGAATGATAGAAATGGCAGAGTATATGTGTCAAAATACTTGTCAAGATTGTGGATCTACAGAAACTATTGGATTAACACAAGGTTGGATAACAACACTTTGTCAAACTTGTGTAATTGCACTAGGAGATAGAGCAATGGCAAATTGGAAACCTTTAAATAAACAATAATGATTGATAGTTTAGTTCAACAATCTCTAAGTATTTTAGAAGATGATTTTTACAGTAAAAAATTTTATTTTTCCTATAGTAGTCTTAATAAACTACTATGGAATCCAGTGGTGTTTCAACAATTGTATATTGCTGGTATAAAAGAAGAAAAAATTGAAAGTCATTTAGTTAATGGTAAACTAATACATGTATTATTATTAGAACCAGAAGAGTTTGATAATCAATTTATTATAAGCTTAGACAATTTGCCTACAGGTAGTTTAAGAATTCTTTTAGATATTTTATTTAAAAATTATTATAATTCTTCCACTCAAGAGTTAAAAGAGTATGAGACTGAGATTTTAAAAGTAATGGCTCAGATTAATTATTATCAAAGTCTTAAAACTGATAAACAAAGACTGGAAAAAATAATAACTGAAGAAAGTAAAAACTACTGGGATTTCTTAAAAAGAAAGAATAATAAAATTATAGTGGATCAAACCACTTATGCTTTCTGTAAAAATGCTGTAGATATTGTTAAGTTAAATAGTAAAGTTTGTGGTCTTATTGGTTGTAACACAACTGAGTTTGATAACAAAGAAGTATTTAACGAACTACCACTTAAAATAGATATTGAAAATCTACCGTTTGGACTAAAAGGAATCATAGATAATCTAGTTATTGATCATGATAAAAAGATAATTTTTATTAATGATATTAAAACAACTAGTAAAGAGTTAAAGGATTTTAAAGAGACAGTGGAATTTTATTCTTATTGGTTACAAGCTTCAATTTATATTCAACTTGTAAATGGTGTATACTCTGATCTTTTAGACCAAGGGTATGGAATAACTTTCCACTTTATAACTATAGACAGTAGCTACCAAAGCTACGCTTTTCCATTATCAGCAGAAACCGTATATAATTGGCAAAATAGACTTAATGATTCTTTAAATAAAGCTTTATGGCATTATGAAAAAAAAAGTTTTGATCTTCCTTATGATTTTGCTATAGATAGTGTAATTTTGTAAAAAAGTAAAAATGATAGAAGGCTTATATACAAAGTATTTTCAAAAATCAAAGTCTTTTTTATTTCCTGTATTGGGTATAAAAAAGACTTCCAAATATTTACCTAATGCAACTTACTTAGCAATTGAAAATTTATTTGATGCTTCTGATATGAAGTTAGTGTGTGAATACACTCAATTAGAAGAAGACCCTTATAAAAAATTTGAATTAGAACAATTACTAAGTAATCCTTTGTTTGAAAAAGCTATAACATTAAAAAACAAGAAGTTATATATATTTAATTTTAGTATATATGAAAATGATTGGTCTAGCTTTTTGTTAGGTAAATACTCTAAGCTTTCTAATATAATTAAACGGGCAATAAAAGCCTATTACGGAGACTTATCAACTGAGTATAAATATATGGATATGTTTTTATATCCTGAAAACTACTATAAAAAATATGCAGAATTACTAAACATAGATGAGGCTCTTTTACATGAAGTGAAAGAGCTTTGTCCATGCTGTGATTTAGAATTAGAAACTATAAAAATACCCGTTGAAGAATTAGAAATGTTAAACAAAACAACCTAATTTTGTAAAAAGTAAAAAACTATGAGCACACCAACAATGATGTTAATAACTGGTAGCTGGAATGGTAAAAAAACATTCAAGCTTATTCCAGTTAGTTTAGATTGTCCTTATAATGAGGGCATTTATGATTTAGATAATAAAATTTTAGCTTTAATTGGTAAAGATAAAAAAGAATCTTTACACATGTTAGCGAAGTTAAATGAGTTTGGAGATCCTCAAACAATGAAAATTGGAAGAAGATCTAATGGAAAAGATTATGCTGAAGAGCGTAAAATGTTGGAAACCTATTATGAATACTTTGTAGAAGAAGTGGACGAAATAAAAGCTGTAATAAAGCTTTTAGCAGTAAACTTTGATGAGTTTAAAGTGGAACAGTTTATGGTGAATGATTCACCAGTAATAGCCCCAGTTAATACAGCAATCATCACTCAGTAATATTTATATTTTTGTATTTTAAAAGGTGGAGAAACTAAAAATTCTCCACCTTTTTATTTAATTTTGTGAAATGGCTAATTATATTATAACAAAACATCCTGATTACTTTAAAAGAATAGGTAATTATAACTATTGTAATCTAGATCAAATGATTTTGCCAGAAACTATTGCTATAGATACAGAGACCACTGGTTTATCTCCTAAATCATCAGATGTATTTTGTGTTCAAATAGGTACAGGAAAGAACAATTATCTTATACATATGTATGATGGTAATTATAATTTTAGTGATATTATTCCCTTTATAAAAAATAAAACACTAATCTTTCATAATGCTTTATTTGATATTGGATTTTGCTATAAACATGGCTTTTATCCTGAAAAGATAAAAGACACTATGTTAGCATCTAGAATAATCTATAATGGTGATATTTTTAATCTAAAGGCTGATTTTAAATCTGCAATGCAAAGGGAACTAAATATTACATATGATAAGACAGAACAAGAAAACATTCATATTGTAAAGCTTAGCCAACCAAGCACAATTCTTTATTCTTTTAATGATGTAGACAGACTTATAGATTTACATAATGCATTAGAAAAAAAGATTGCTGCTGGAGGTTATGAAAAAACTTATATTTTACATTGTGAGTTTATTAAAGTTTTAGCATACATGGAACAGTGTGGTCTTCCTATTAGTTCCAGTGACTGGAAACAAAAAATGTTGGATGATCAAGCAAATGCTGCTAAGTGGAAAACAACAATAGAAGAATACATTTATGATCATATACCAGAATTTAGACATTCTCAGTTAGACCTTTTTAGCCAAGATAAAAGAATTAATGTTTCTCTTAACTCTCCTCTACAAATGGTGGATGTGTTTAAAAAACTAAAGATTAACACCAAAGATAAAGAGGGAAAAGATTCTATTAATGAAAGTATTATATCAAAGTCTAAGCATGAGTTTGTTAGTATGTGGCTTAAATATCAAGAGGCTAATCATAGAGTGACAACATTTGGTGATGGTATATTTAGTAAGATAAAAGATGAGCGTTTATATACTAATTTTAATCCTATGGTGGACACAGCTAGACTTTCCACTAGAAAAGGGCATATTAATTTCTTAAACTTTCCTTCTGATAAAGCAACAAGAAAATGTTTTAAAGCTAACAAAGGAAATGTTATGGTGGTATGTGACTGGAGTGGTCAAGAAACTGTAATAGCTGCTGATCTTTCTAAAGATGAAGCCATGACTAAGTCTGTTGTAGAAGGGGCAGATCTTCATTGTTTGTTAGCCAGAGTGTTATTTCCAGAAATAAATGATCTTTCAGATGAAGAGATTATTAAACAACATAAAGACAAAAGACAGGCTTCTAAAAGCCCAAGATTTGCTATGTCTTATGGTGGTAATGCCTACACTATTCATATGAATGAGGGTATTCCATTAAAAAGAGCTCAGGAGATAGAAGATGGTTTTAAAAAACTTCATGAAGGATTATATGCATGGGGTGAAGAAGTTTATAATAAATCTGTTGAAACTGGTTATATTGAATCAGCTGATGGATGGAAATTAAAACTTCCTAGATTTGACCATTTCAGTGCTCTAAAAGAGCAGGTGGAAAAATTAAGTAGAAAAGAGTGGAAACTATACTCAGCAGGTAAAGATGAGTATAAAAAATTAAAAGAAAATCCTAGCTATGTAGTTGAAGACCATTATGCTTTACATGTTTATGAAAAAAATAAACAAGAAGTATCTGAATTTTTTAAACTAAAATCTGAATATCAACGTTTATGTTTAAACAATCCTGTTCAATCTAGAGGTGCTCATCAATTAAAAAGAGCTTTAGTTATGTTGTTCAACTGGATAAAGAAAAACAATCTAATAAATATTGTTAAAATAGTGAACAGTGTGCATGATGAGATTGTATTAGAATGCCCAGAACATATGGGTGAAATTACTAGAGTTAAATTAGAAGAGTGTATGGTAAAAGGTGGTAATTACTATTTGTCCAATCTAAAGATTAAAGCAGATGCTAGTATAGGATCTTCTTGGGGAGAAGCAAAAAGTTAAATATATGTCAGAAGAATTAAGTCAAAAATCAATAGGAAATTTAATAGGATGTCTGCTTCAGCATTCAAAATGTATGGAAGTTAGACTAGAATATGCAAAAGCTGCAACAAGCCAACATCAAAAGTTTGTATTATCAAATGCAATTAAAAAAATACAGGTGGCTATGAATACAGTGTTTACATTATTTCCTGATGAAAAATCAATAAAAGAGTCAAAAGAAGTTCTAGAGAGACCAGATCTGTTAGACATTTTGTTAATAACGGAAGAATTATTTAAAGTACCGAGTGAAGATTTAGAAAATATTATAGAATTAATAGACTCATATTTAGAAAATAAATATGGAAAAGATCAAATGTAGTCATACAGGTAAAACAAAATTTAAGTCTCCAGGAGAAGCTAAAACTACAATGCTAAATTTAAAAAGTATAAGTAGAATTTATAGTTTTTCTGGTAAAAGAGTTAATAGAAGATCTAAAAAAGTAAAACAATGTAGATATTATTATTGTGTCCATTGTAATGGTTATCATTTAACCAGTGATAAAGCACCTTTAAAACAAAACAAAAGACAAAAATTATATTTAAAAAGAGTTAACACTACAAAAGACTTTTTTAAAACTCAAAATGAAGGTAATGAATGGAAAAAAGATTCATTACCTTTTCCTATTTTAAACAATAAAAATATATAAAATGGCAATAATAGCACTTAGTGGTTATGCTAAATCTGGTAAAAATACAGTGGCAACAATTATACAATATCTACTTACACATTCACCAATAGATAACTTAGAATCTGTAGTGAAAAACTATGATGTAAATGGATGGTGGTTAGAAGGAGAGTCTGGTTGGCAACAAAAAGGGTTTGCTGATAAATTAAAACAAGTTGCTTATATATTAACTGGTGTTCCAGCAGAAAACTTTAGTGATCAAGATTTTAAACTAACTAATCTTCCTCCACAATGGAGTAATCATGGAATGCCAATGACAGTGAGAGAGTTTTTACAGAAGTTGGGTACTGATGCACTTAGAGATGGTTTGCATCCTAATACATGGGTAAATGCACTTATGAGTGAGTATAAACCAGAGTCAAAATGGATAATTACAGATTGTAGATTTATTAATGAAGCAAATGCTGTTAAGAAAGAAAATGGAATTATTGTAAGAGTTAATAGACCAGGAATAGTTCCAGTTAATAGTCATGCAAGTGAGACAGGAATGGATGGGTATGAATTTGACCACGTAATAGATAATTACGGTAATTTTAATGATTTAGTCTTAAAAGTAGCAGCATTATTAACAAAGTATATGATATTATGAAAATTATAAATCAAAAAACTAAGACACTGGTGACACGAGATAATGGAAGATCTTCAGATGCTATTAGTCCTAATTTCGTATACGGTTGTTTAGGTGGTTGCATGCAGAGTTATTGTTATGTTGGTAGATACAACCATGATAGAGTTTATATAAATACTAATATTGATGATATACTAAATTCAATTTTTAAGTGGACACAAGATAAACCATACACAAAGACTCCTAATCAAGTGGACGAAAATTATTATGTAATAGATATTGGTTGTAGTACAGATGTAGCATTAATGACAAAATTTTATAATTGGCAGAAAGTATTTCATTTTTTTAATAAAAGTGGGAATTTAAAATTTACGTTTGCTACTAAGTATCCTTCAATGTTTTTTCCAGAGAATTATATTATAGATGCAAGAAACAGAATAAGAGTGAGTCTGATGCCTCAAAAATATTCTGATATACTAGAACCAGGAACAGATAAAATATCCACTCGTATAAAAGAAATATTAAGACTTCAAAAACATATGGAAGTACATATTAATTTTTCTCCTATAATATATGATGAAGGTTGGTTAGAGGAGTATCGTAAATTATTCCAGGAACTAAAAGAGAATGAAATAGATGTTAAATGTGAATGTATTTTTCTTACACATAATGTATTTCAACATGAAAGAAATTCTGATAATGTAAAAGAATTACTATGGAAGCCAGAAATACAAGAATCAAAAGATTCTGAGTATGCAGCAGATAACATACGTTACAAATGGCAGCTAAAAAAAGAAATGATAAATAGTTTTACAAACCTTTATGCAGAGTTTTTTAACCCTGCAAATATTAGATACATATTTTAATTATGGAAATAAATAATAAAAAATCAGTTTTTATAGAACTAAAACATTTTTGTCCTTATTCTTTAACTAAATCAGACTTTATGGAAGTCACAGAATGGGTAAATGAAGAGGGGGTTACAGTGACCGTTAATGATAATTTAGGTAATAGACATTTTGACCTCACTTATGGACAAATAGATGCATTAAAAAAGTGTGTAAAGACTTTACAGAAAAACTAATTTTTACTTTACATATTGTAGTAACTTTGTATAAATTTAAATATGGCAGGATTTACAGATAATCAGTTATTTGAAGATACATGTATAAAAGTTTATAACCCAGAAGAAAAAAAGCTAATTGGTGTTTTTAAAAACGCTGCTAAAGCTTCTAATAGACTAGGGGTAAAATCAGGAAAACTTCTAATAAAATGTGGGTCTAGAGAAAGAATATTTTCCCCACTTTTACAAAAACAAGTAGCTTGCAGAGTGGCTACAATAACTGAGGAAGATAAAAAGCTAATTAAAAAAACAGAAGTAAAATTTCCTTATGAATAAAACATTAATTATTCCAGATATACATGGTAAAAATGTTTGGAAAAAGATGGTAGAAGTAGAATCCCCAGATAGAGTGGTCTTTCTGGGGGACTATTTTGATTCATTTAATATACCAGGTCTTGATCAAATACATAATTTTAAGGAAATTATAGAGTATAAAGAGTCAAAACAGTCTAAAGTAATAATGCTTATAGGTAATCATGACTATCATTACTATCCAGAAATTGGGTATAATGGTACTAGTGGGTACCAAGGTGGATTAGCTCCAAATATTAGTCAAGTTGTTAATGAAAACAGAGAACATTTACAAATGGCTTATACAATGGATCATTTTTTATTTACACATGCAGGAGTGAGTGAACATTTTATGGGAGAAATGTTTGGAGAAGATGGATATAATATAGATGAT